AAGTAAAGGTCATTATGCTGGTCAAATTGGTAGAATCAAAGCAAGTCAGTATGCATTTGCAGACGGTGAGACTAAAACTGGTATCAAGATCCAAAGAGATAGATCAGTTTTAATCTTCTTACAAAACTTATCTAAAGCATTAGGAGTAAGTGATTGGTTCACATCTCAAGATGGTAAACATGATACTATTGAAGACTTTGTAAGTGCATTTAATAAAAGTGGTGTCTACAAAGATATCTATCTTGATTTCTGTATTGCAGGTAAAGAGTATGTTGGTAAAACAGGTTATACTAATTATGATATGTATTTACCAAAAGCTGATAGAGGTACTTATGTTTACACTGAAACTGAAGGTGATAAACTAATGACTTACAATGAGGCTCTTCACTTGAAAAAAGCTGAAGTAAAAGAAGTAAATAAATTTGGTGATGATGATGATAATTTATCTATCCCATCTAAAACATCTTCTGATTTCTCTCTAGATTAATTTTAATTAATTAATGGGGATGTCAGATAAGGTGTCCCCATTAATTTTTAATTATCTGATTATGATTTCAACTAAGAATATAATATCTAAACTTTCTCAGGTGCCTATAGAATGGCCTTTTGAATATTATTTAAACTTAAAGGAAAAACTTTTAGGTCAAGATATTAAAATACTTTCTGCATTTAATTCTAAAGATAAGATACCATCTATGTTTATTTACATGGATAGTAACAATATGATTTATAAGTTTAAGGATTTTTCATCTGGTTATCAGGGAGATAACATACAATTAGTAAAGTTATTGTTTAACTTACCTGAAAGAGGAAATGCTGTTAGTAAAATAATAAATGATTATCAAGACTATGTTCTAAATCATAATGTACAACCTAAAACAGAGTTTAAATTCCATGATAAGTTCAAAGTAGTTGATTATGAAATGAGACACTGGACTAACTTAGATTCTATTTTTTGGACAAGCTTTAAGATTAGCTCTACACTTTTGACAACATATAATGTGGCACCTTTGGCATATTTTACTATGGAGAAAAAAGAAGAAGATAGCTCTATGACTTCATTTGCATTTAATAAACCTTTCTTATATGGTTATTTTAGAGATGATGGTGAACTGTATAAAATCTACATGCCTAAGAATATAAATAAGAAGTTTATTAAAGTTCAAAATTATGTTCAGGGAATAGATCAATTACAGTATAATTGTAAGTACTTAGTAATTACATCATCACTTAAAGATCTTATGTGTTTTAGAAAGCTTGGTATTAGTAATGTAGAATGTATTGCTCCGGATAGTGAAAATACTATGATTGGAGAATCTGTAATGAGTAAACTAATACCACACTATGATAAAATCATTGTACTGTTTGATAATGATGAGCCTGGCATAAAAGCTGCTCAGAGATATAAAGACAAGTATGGTTTTAACTTTGTAGTACTTGACATGTCTAAAGATCTATCAGATTCTGTAAAAGACTATGGTGTTGAAGCTGTAAGAGATAAATTATTTCCACTATTAAAACAAGCATTATGAGTTTAGAAAAATCAATGAATGATTTAGAAGATCATATCTCTTCTGCAAGATATGAATTTGATAATCTAAGAGAAAAAATTGAAAGAGAATTAGAAGATGTAAATACTGAAATTGGTGATTTAAAAGATCAAATTGAAACTCTTGGAGAACAAAATGAACTTCTTGAAGAACAAGTTGAAGAGTTAAATAAAAAGCTTGCAATATTTGAGTTAGAGAACATGGAGTTAAGATTAAGAATAGATGTTTATCATTTAACTATAAAATATGTATGAGTTGGATATATAAAGGTAAAGAGTTTGATGATTCCTGTATTCCAGAAGGAGGTATTGGATTCATTTACATTATGACTGCTATCATTGATGGTAAGTCTGTTGCATACATTGGCAAGAAGAACTTCTTTGCTAATATAAAAAAACCTATGGGTAAGAAAGCTTTGGCTATGTCTACTGACAAGAGGTTAAAGAAATACACCCGGGAACTTAGACCTGACTTTATGAAATACTATAGTAGTAATAAAACTCTTAAAGATGCTCACAAAGCAGGTGTTGTAATTAAAAGGGAAATTCTAATGATTTGCTACTCAGCAATGGAATTGACTTATCAAGAAGTAAAGCACCAGTTTAAATATGAAGTGCTTGAAAAAGAAGGATTCCTTAATGGGAATATCTTGGGACGCTTTTTTAAAACAAAATAATATGAGTAATGACAGACATATCAGGGAAGGTTGGACAGTTCAAGCATTTATTGATGAGCTAGAACCAACATTTAATATGATTATGAATAATAACTCTTGGCAAAAGCCATTTAAGAGTAAAGAGGAAGTAAAAACTTGGTGTAAGGATAATCAACCTTATTACAAGAAACACATTCCTGAAGTAGCAAAATATTTTATACAAAAAGCAAAATTATGACAGAAATTGATATGACAGGCCTTCTATTACAGTTGGCTGACCGTGGTGTGACCGGTATTAGAGTAGAATATTCTGGTGGTGGTGATTCAGGATGTATTGACAGTATTATGTATACTACTCAAACTTTAGATAAAGATGAAGAAATAGCATTTGATTATATTTCAGAATTACCTACATATGGACATGACGCAGCTCCAAATTTAAGTGATCTTGATAGTGGAATTTATTCAGATATTGAAGATTTTGCCAATGATAAAATTCTTGGTGATATTGAGGATTGGTGGAACAATGATGGAGGTTATGGTGTGTTGTCTATTCTTGTTCCTTCTGGTAAATATACAATTGATAACTCAGTTTATATTACTAATACAGAGCACTATACTCATGCTGGTAATTTAATTAATCAAACTTTAGACTATAATGGATGAATTAAAATTTAAAGAAGCTAAAGAATTACAAGAAAAGATTAATACTCTTAAATTTAGACAGAGAGGACTTGAAAATGCTCTAAAATCTTGTTCTATATCAGCAGTAGTAAATTATTCAACGGGATCTTTTTCTAGAAAAAATGAAGTGTCTTTATATGATAAAGAAGGTATAGATGATCTAATTAAAAAAGAATATGACAGTATTACTTTGGAGATATTAGATCTAGAAAAAGAATTTAAAAATTTGTAATATGTCACACCCATATGATCATAGTAGAAGCAGTGCCCGTAAATGGGGTGGTGAACCATCAGAATATATGCATATTCATGAATGGTTTGATGCTACAAAGGCCTGGATTGGTCACAGTAAACATAGAATGTTCCGTCATCATAGTGAGGGTATATTTGAATGTGAAAAAACTTTTGGTACTTATTTTGTAAATTCTGTAGGCAAAAGAGTCTACATAAGATATGTTGGAGAACAACATGTAAAAGAAGATTGCAATGGATATATTCCAAGTGCAAAAGAATGGGTGGATAATATTAATACACCCACAGAATGGATGATTAAAACACTTAAAATTGAAGACTGATGACAGAAGATGAATTTAATGAGTGGTTGTACAATTTAGAATTACAAACACTTACAGATGAACTTAAAGATGAGATAATGGAAAAAGTTCAAGATTTGATTACCTTTTTAAATATTAAATGATATGATTTTTAGCAAAGAAGAAACAAAGAACCTGTTGAACATGTTACGTTCTACAGATAATGAAAATGCTGTGGTGGCATTTGAAGCTCTTAAAGGAGTTGACACAGAAAAATATTTAGGTGAACTTATTGTATTATATAAATATGGTAAGTTATCTATAAAAGAATGGGAAACAGCATGTCCTACTTGTGAAATAGCAATTAGAAATGCTGTAACTAAATTTACTAAAGAAGAAGGTGCTGAGTTAAGCACTGGTTCTTGTCTATCAGCAATGACAGAAGGTAAAGCTAGTAATCAATCTATTGAACTTTTCATGGAATTGTTTACTGAAAATATGATTGGCTTCTTAGGTCAGATGGGTTATCCAGCTGAGAAATTTGAAGTTTCCATTAAACTAAAAGGAAATGACTAAACAACAAAGTCTTAGTAAAATATGTAAAGATTTAATGTTGAAAGAGCCCTATTACGGGTTCTTTCTCATTATGTTAAACAAGCTATGGGATGACAAAAGAGTCCCAACAGCTGGTGTAAGTAAAAATGGTATCAATTATCAGTTATGTATAAATGAAACATTTTGGATGAGTCTTAGTGAAGAACATAGACTAGGTCTACTTAAACATGAATTATTGCATATTGCATTTGGTCATCTTACTACATACTTTAAGTATTCAGATAAGAGACTAGCAAACATTGCTATGGATATGGAAATCAATCAGTATATTGATAGAACATGGCTTCCAGGAGCCGAGTTATCAGCTGATGGTTTTAATGCTCTTAAAACAGCTGTACAGCTTGAATTAGAATATGCTAAAGAAAATAATGCTACACTAGAGGAACTAAAAGCAATTGCTGATAAACTTCCGCCAAGAGGTGTAATGTTAGAAGATTATGCTGATCTAAATCTAGATATTAAAGCAGGTGCTAATTATTATTATGATAAGCTAAGAGAAGCTAAGGATAAGAAAGATCAAACTGGTACTTCAGGTGATTCTAATTTTGATGCTCTATGTGATCAAATGGATCAAGGAGATAATGATGGAATGCCTGATCATAGTACATGGGAAGACTTTGAGAATCTTACTGAAGCTGAGCAAAAGTTAATTGAAAAGCAATTGCAAAAAGTTTTATCTGATGCTAAAGATCAAACTATAAAGAAAAGAGGTACTATACCTGGTGAGATTGATGGTGTTATTAAATTAGATGAAATTACTGCAGCTAAATTTGATTGGCGCGGATATATCAGAAGATTTACCGGTGTTAGTTCAAAAGTTTATACTAAAAAGATTAGAAGAAAAGAGAATAGAAGATTCTCTGACAATCCAGGTCTTAAGATAAAGATGAAACAACACATGCTATTAGCTATTGATACTTCAGGTTCTGTAAGTAATGATGAATTGACTGAGTTTATGTCTGAGATACATCATATTTATAAAGCAGGAGTAGATATTACTATAATACAGTGTGATACTAGTATCCGTAGTATTGAATCTTATAAAGGAAAGAATGAACTTGAAGTTCATGGTAGAGGAGGAACACAATTTGATCCTGTCTTAGAATATTATAATGAACATCAGAGAGAGTTTACCAGTCTAGTATATTTTACAGATGGTGAATGTGATGCTTCAGTTAGACCTAAAGGTAATGTCCTATGGGTTATATCAGAAAGATCAGAAAT